TACTTTGCCTTGTTCGTATAAAGCTGCAATGGGTTCTGCTCTTACAAGCTTTCCTCTGGATGCCCTTACCGCAGTATACGGAACATTTCTCTCTACAGTTCTTACCACTTTTTCGACGAGATCGCCACCGTTGTTTACTTCTGCGATAATCCTGTCAGCTTCAAAAGTATGGTAAAGGCTCACAGCTTTCCTTGCCCATTCATCAGGAGACCCCCGCATAGACGCATCTTGCCTAACATAAAACCTCCCGTCCTCTCCCAAGCTTGCTACAATTATTCCAGTCTCATCGCTTTCATCATGGCTTGTTACCGCTGGGTCAATCGAAATGACAGTTCTAGTATATTGAGGCTCTTCACTTGGATTTGCCCTATGAGTTTCAAACATCTTGTAATTCCAGAGGGCACCCTCAAGATCATCAAGAACCTCTGCGTAAAGCTCCTGCCTACCAAGCCTTGTTCCATCATATTTTTCTTTAAGTTGCTGCAATGCAGCGGGCGCAAGGTTTGCAGCATTATCGAATGTGCTTCCCCTAGTTACAGCAGTATTAGTTCGCTTTAAAAGACTGCGAGTAAGATCATTTGGCTTTGGTGTAGTTGTAATTACGCATTGAGGATTTTCCCCTAAACGCAATCCAAACATTAATTGATCAAACGCCTCTGGATAAAACCACGCCGCTATCTCGTCGCACCACGCCCTATGGAACTGAGGGCCACGCAATCTCTCTGGCTCTGTAGCAGCAAAACCTTGTATTAAAGAGCCATTATATAATCTGATTTCTTGTGCTGATGAAGAATACCCCTGCCCCCTACCTTTAAGCAAACATTCGCTTGGTAGCCAGTTCATAATTCCTGAGACCCCACCAAAAGCAACCCTTCTTAAATCTCCAAATGTAGGAACAACAACTGCACATCGACTATTAGGATTATTCAATGCGTAAAGCATAGTGTCAAAAGCGCCTGTCATGGTTTTTCCCCATCCACGACCCGCTAAGATCAACCAAACGTTCCATTGACCAGCTGGAGTAATCTGCTCTGGTCGAGCCATCTTTAGCCAATTACTGTATAGTGTGCTTTGCTGCTGATGACTTGATTGCGGCAAGTTCGTCCAGTTCTGAGATAATTTCTCGTAAACTATCTGGTGCTGAGACATTCGCTGATACCTTGCTTATTTCTTGTGCTTGACCCATCGCTAACTTGCCTATCTTCTGAGCCTGTGCAACCACTCCAGCGATAGAACTTAGATCATAAGCTGTCATAATCTTATTTTTTATATGAAACTTTTTAAGCTGCTCATCCCTATCGGGTCCATCGGGCAAATCTAATATGCGACTGAGCTTATCTCTGTTTTCCTGATCTTCCGTTAATCTACGCGCTACATCCCCCATCATTCCAAATGCGAGATTGATAGATCTGTCATCTAAAACAGCGCCATTCTTGACCATCTTTTCAAGACGCTCTCTAGCAATGGCTTCCTCATATTCCGTCTGGACTTTGTTCTTTTCAGACTGCCAATCTTCTTTTTTGGAATGCCTATGAAGCGTAACGTTTGGAATGTCATGACGCTTTGCTAAGGCCATAATCGTAGGATATTGACGCGCCCCATTTTCATCCATGAACCCATGAACAAACTCATCTTTGATAGTGCGCTTTAGCGCTTCTTCTAATTTGTTACTCATACCCTAATCATTATCACTTATTTTCACTATTTTCCAGTTCATAATTTTTCTTAATCAAAATCTGTTGTTTTGTAACCCATGCCTTCTTGTATTCAGCATCCGCAAACAGCTTTGAAAATCCTGTAATATGCTTGAGCCTTAATAGCTCCTCTGGTTCCATCCCAAGATGATTGCATATGTCCTCGTCTTTCCACCCCTCGCCAAGCATAGAAAAAACCATATTAGCCATTCCATCAACGCTATGTGATCCTCTGGCCCTGTTATGGCGAACTGTTGCCGCCATCCGCTCATTTATATCCTTTTCGATAACGACTATTGGCAAGCGACCATGGTTTCGATCTTTGATGTCCTGATTGCTTTTGCATGTAAAATATCTATGAAATCCATCAACAATAATAAACTTATCGAGATCTTCATCATAGATAGTAACTATTGGCTGGGTATATCCATCATGTTTGATTGAAGTGTATAACAATTTCATTTCCGCACCAGCAACACTATTAGGATTGTAGTCGTTTGCTTGCACCATATCTATATCAACCCATTTAACTCTATCAACCGGCTGCTGTATCGGTGTAATTTCATGCAAAAAATCTTTGATCTTTTCGATCATGTCAATTTTGGTCTGATCATCTGTGCCATGAAAGGCTTTTTCTAACTCATGCAAAATTTTCATACTGCTACTGGTATCCAATCTTTCGCTTCTGATTTTTGAACAAATTTAATGTCTTTTGGCTCGCCTCTACGCCATCTTCTGTAAGTAATCGCATAGGGGCTTTGCTCAAAATTGCTGCACTTAGTGAAATCAATATCCTGTGCAAGCACTGTTGCGATATGAACTTTATGAAGCTTTGAAACGTCTTTCATAAGACCATACTTCTCATCCATAGCATGAAACCGCTTTCTCATTGCGTCTTGATAGGATTGATCAGTTACTAGATTGACCAGCAAATGATCTCTGTATTCCTTCCAGTCTTTGAACATATACGGCAGCTTCTTAGCTTGGAACATATCTTCCTTGGTCATATGGCGGGCTTGATTGATACCCTCTAATCGCTTGGTTAATTTATTCCATGTCTCGCGCTCTATCTCTTGAAGATAAAAAAGCTGGTGAACTGCTGTTTCATGATGAAGATTTGAAACTCTCATTTTAGTCGGGCTTATCCCATATTGATAAAAGTAGTCATATGCTTTGGCGTATTGCCACCCATTCTCATGTATGGATTTCCAAATGTCCGTATATGACCAATCATAAAGAGGATAGAAATTATACTGCCCAACTTTTTTATCTACAGCCTTGCCCCAAGTAATCCATTTATAAGTTGCTGCCGTTGTTAAACCCGCAAGACGAGCGGGACTTTCCTCTGCCCTTACTCCCGCTAAGACAGCTAACTTTTTATTGGGCCAATGATGCTTCATAATTGCTGGGAAAAGATCAAAGAACCTATCAGTGCCATATATGTTTTCTGTTATGGCGAAATCTTCCTTTGGTCTCATCCAATCTTCGTCATCGCCCTCTGTCCAGCAATGCAGAAAGTGCTGATCGTTTGATGTCGAGTTAGTCATGCGAATTGGCATCTGGAACCACATAGGATCTACACGGGGATCTGTCATAACATCCCTGACGTAATCTATTACATTCTGCCACTCAGCTTCTTGATCTAAGAACATAACCTTAAGCGGAAGCCTGTTTCGCTTCTCAGCAACCATCATAGCAAGCTGAAATGTTACTGTGCTGTCCTTACCGCCTGAGAAGGAAACAACGACATCATCAAACTCATCAAATATATGCTCTATACGCTCTAAGGCTGCATCCCACACATTCTGTTTAAGATAAATCTTCATAGCTCTAATATTAACTTTCTACCGCTGCACTTGTATTCAATCCCAGTAGGTTGGAATTTAAACTTCTTTGTAAATAGAGAAGATTTAGATGTGGTTTCGATTGATTTTATACCTAACGTCATAGCATAGCGCACTAATGTATGAATTAAGAGTGATGCAATTCCACCCTTACGAAAAGCAGTTTTAACATATAAATGATTTAATCTACCTTTGTTTTTTCCTAAAATCCTTAACGCGACACATCCTGCAATATCACCACTCATATCAGCGCAAAACCAAATCATATTCTTTCCGTCATGAAACTCTACAATGCCTCTGTCATCCTCGCTTTGAAGATGTTCGATTTCATGGAATTTGCAGGTGCGAAATTTCATATCTCTAAATGTAAATCGTTTGCGCTATTTCTTACTTTAAGGTTAAGAGCTTCAAATGACTGATCTACAGAAGCAATACTCTTTGTATCCCTTACTACTGACCCTATTGCAGAAGGGGTGCCAAGAGTAGATTTTACGCTAAGATCATGACGTGCAAAACTATGACAGAGAGTTACAATTCTCTTTTTATATTTCTGTGCGGCAAATCTAAACCTTACCTCATCGTGATATTTTGCTTTTGCTCTATCAATAATCTCGTTGCATTCTATTACATCCTGAGCGAACTCAGGCGAAATCATATAGAACTGCGCCCATAAAAAATTGTTATCATTAAACCCATCAAAACCCTTTTCAGATATTTCTTGAAACTCTTTTCTTGGAGGGGTGAATAAGCTTATTAACCCTATTGGGTCTGTCAAATGACCTTTCAAAACATTAATGTGAGCATCTATCGCTGTAGGCAATGGCTTGATGTCATCTTGAGCAATCAAACAAATTTCAGTTCCTGATGCTATAGCGGTTAATGCTTGCAAGGTATTGAACCACGGCCCTTGATACTCATGATCAATATGGATTGTTATTTGATTTATAGATTTACAGAGAGAAAATGAGTGGACTAGGCGTCTAAGGGACGCTGATCTATCTGGAACTGTAATTATGTGAGCCTTCATTACTCAGTAAACTCCTTTGGTTTCCTTATTTCCTCCCTCTCTCTGTTAAATATTTTGCTGTTATTGGGATCATCTGACATGATCCAATATCTCCAACCATCAAGATAATAATAGTTTCGGGGTTTTTTGAAGAACTGCTGTTCTATGCCATGCTTTTTGATCATGTGAGCAGTCCATGTAAATTCCTCTTTGCTTTCCCATGTATCCCCGACAGTATAAAAATGAGGCATCCAAGGCATAGTTTTTGCAAACTTATATTTAGCTGATCTCAAGTTTTCATTTAACCGCTCTATCTCATTACTCATTAAATTTCTCCTGTAACTTTTGAGCGCGACCAGGGTTTAATTCAGCCGCTACAATATCGACTCCCCACCCATCCATGATTTTAGAAGTAACTCCAAGGCCAGCGAACGGTTCAAATACACATGAGGGATTATGGTGCTTGATCGCAAGTTCCAGAACATCGAAGCCATTTATGGCTTTTTTCGGTTGTGGCAAATCTGAATTGAACTGCAATACGCAAAATGGCTGTTTTGTAGTTTGATAACCAAAGATCTTGCGAACAAAATCAAACCCATTATCTCTACCTATATTAATAACTCGCTCGAACCCCTTCTTCCCATACTCTATAAAGGTAGGCTTTCCAGATGGGGCAAGCTCAAATAAACGAGATATGATCTCGTCAATATCATTCTTAGGCGGCGTATATCCCTTCTTACGCATATCCGTTTCAAACCACTTTACCATCCTATTTTCCCAAGGTGGGTCTGTATAAGTCATATCGCACTCATCCGCGTAGTCAGATGGCAAGCTAAGAATGTCAGAAACTTGAAATTTTCTAAGAGGCATTATCTGCCACCAAATGTAAATTCTTCCCCGCAATGGGGGCATATAACGTCTGTTGTTTGCTGTGGTTGCAATCTACTGCTTTGATCGCTTTGCATAGACTGATCAGCCTTTATCATTTTACTTTCGTCAATCTCTGAGGCATCAAAACTAGGCTCATATACTGGATTGAAGTTAAATGCTGACATATCAATATCAACACCCATTAATGTAAGATCATATCCGTCATTACTCATTTCCTTTAGCTGGTTAAAATACTCATTAGTATCCCATTCTCCATTTTCAGCTAATTTGTTGTCCGCAATGACATAGGCTTTCTTCTGTTGCTCAGTCCAGCCTTCCGCTCTAGTGCATGGAACTTCTGATATTTCAAGCTTCTTGGCTGCGAACAATCTGCCATGACCCGCTATAATCTGATCATTTTCATCTATGAGAATGGGCATAGTCCAACCCCATTCCCTGATACTATTAGCGAGTTGATCAATTTGTGTGTCTGGATGGATCTTTGGGTTTCGATCATATGGTATTAGATCATCTACTAATTTGATCTCAATTTTGTTTGCGGCCCAATTTTCCATAATAACTCCCTTTGTTTCTTATTTTATAAAGAGAGTGAATAGATTTATCAATACTCTTAGTTAAAATAAAAAAAC